TAATTAAATTGCGCTTGGAGGGATTCGAACCCCCGACCTTTTGGTTCGTAGCCAAGTTAAAATAATTTTTATAGTTTTCATAATTTTCATAGTTTTTACAAAATGCCTAAAAATAAGGGGTTGTAGACTAACCTTTTACTTTTGGATATTTTATATTTTATATATTTTTCATTGTTTTTATAAAATTTGTGAGCAAAATGTGAGCATAATTCTATTTAATAAAAAACCTTGCATTGCGCAAGGTTAAAATCGAGAGAAAGGTGAAATCACCCTTATGTGTGTACTTTCAAGGAGTTATGTAATATCTGCATATTTTTTTAAATCAAATAATCTGTTTAGCCACCCGTGCAGGAAGCATCTTTGAGTTGCAACTTTTGCAAATTCGTTATATTTCTCCGCACGTGCAAGCAAAAACTTTTCCAGATATTTATATTCAGCTGCTTTGAGAAACTCCGATACTCTGCTTACACCCATATTTACAGCAGTGTCAAAACAAAGTATAGCGAACTTTTCAGACATATTATTACATCCGGCTTTTAGCCAGTAATTCTTGTAATAAATCTCTTCAACTTCTTTGTCTGTAATGTTCTTCACATTCTTTTTAGTAAGACCTTTAGAAGAAAGCCACGCATTATATGTATTTTGCGTAATCCCTTTATTTGTACACCCGCCAAGGTCGTTAGGGTTATTTACATACCCACCTTCCCATTTGAGTACAAATTTTAAAGCTTTTTTAAATCTTTCCACTATTCTCCACCTACGCTTATCTTCATATGCTTAAGTAATAAATCCATTTTTGCATCAAGTCTAGTTAATAAATCTCTATCTGTATTAACGACTTCAAAAATATTTTTTCTACAAGATTCACAATCGTCTTTCGTTTTGTACTTTAAAGAAATCAGCCAGTCGCAAGCTTTAAATCCTGCAATGATAGTAGCAATACCTCCTAATATGTATAAGATTATATTATCCATTCTTTTGTAGCCTTTCAATTATATTTGCTTGGACTCTTATCGCCTCACCCATTAATTCAACTTTTTTATTCAATTCGTGGATTTCCTGATTGTTTTCAATATTCTGTTCTTTAGCAGATTTGGTTATAAAATCAGGGTGAACAAGAGGAAATTTATCAAGGAATTTTGTAGTAATATCCTTGTCTTTATCAATGAATAATTTTATACCCCCAAAGCTATGCAGCAAAAATGCAACAATCGCTAAAATTATTACAATACCGCCAATAATAGCGAAATGATAAGTATTGATAATCAGTTCAGTTGTCATTAGTCTTTTATCCTTTGTTGAAAGTCTGGTGAATTTTTGTCATTTATTATCTTAAAAATATTTTTATTGCCCTTTGGGCTTGTAATTGTTGATTCAATAACAGTATTGTCTTTGGAATCAAACTTAAATTTAACCTTTTTATTAGTAGTTTTAGATTTTTTAGAATGATACTGCTTTTTCATAATTTTATTTTACCCCCTTTTAAATCGGGTAAATTGTAGCACATAAATTTAACAAAGAAAGTGAGGAAAAATGAAAATTAAAGAAATTAGAGAACAATTAGGTAATGATTTATTTGGCACTATGGAATGTGAGCATTGTGGAAATGTTCAAAAACTTGTAGGGTATGCAGATAATTATTTTTTTACTAAAGTATTGCCTGCGTATCATTGCCAAAAATGTGGTAAAAACAGAGCTGGAGAAATGAACAATGCTAACAACAATTAACGCTATTTACAATTTTGCAATACTTTTGTTTATAAGTATGTGCAAGATACTTATATCACTGCTTATCTTTTGCCTTGCGGGGGCGGTGATTTATGGAATTGGCAAAGCACTATTGGAAAGGATGAAAATAAAATGAATTTTAATCTAAAAAAAGAGTGGTTTGAAAAAATTAAATACGGTGATAAAAGACATGAATATAGGGAATTAAAACCATATTGGAACAAAAGAATTAATAAATTAAAAAAGGGAGATATCGTTGTATTTTGCAAAGGCTATCCTCAATACATGGATAGTGAAAATATGTGTGCCGGCATAATAAAAGATATTAATTTATTAAAAAATGGCACAAATACAGATTTAAAAACCAATAAGCCTGTATGGGATATACACTTTGAGCTATCGAAAAACGATGTCAGATAAAAGAAGCCCAATAACGGGCTTCTTTTGGAATTTAGGAGTTATTTATTTTTCTTCCTTGCTATACTTAATACGTTTTTTAGCATTATGATATGCCCTCTCAGAAGCTTCGCCGCAATAATCGGGATCTTCAAGATAATTCTTAGCCATCTTTAAATAATCTCTCGATTCTGTTATTACATTGCAATAATCAGAATAGAGCATATTTACAACATAAGCATAATCATATTTTGTATATTCTTTTTTATCAAAATCGATTTCGGATAAACGAGCAACATCTTCAACGCTCCACTTTGCACCGTCGCCTTTATCGCCTACCCACTCAAACAAGTCAACAGCTTCCTCATACATTTCAGCTGTGCCGATGTGGCAACCGTATTCCTGTTCGCATTCGTACTCGGTTAATGCTTCGTATGCTATATCTTCCATTTTTTCAAAGAAAATCATCATCATATCTTCTGCGATATTCGGGTATTTTTTCTTTAAAGAATTGTATTTGTTTATTACTTTATTCATAAATGCCCTCCATTTAAGCATTGCATTTGCAACAAGGAGTATCAAACAGAATTACGTAAGGAGTGTCGTTATTTGGCGGCACAACGTAAGCACCTCTTGACCTTCTTGGTATATGGTTACTTAAAATTTGTAAAGAATATTTATTTAAAAGGCTGACGGCTGTACCGTTTACAATAACTTGAACAGGCAACGGCGCACCTGATACACGGTTTGAAATGCAACCGTTAACTTTTAAATTAAAACATTCTAATGAGCTTATATTTGTTGAATTTGTAACGGTTAAGGCGACATTTGTCTCTGTTACCGTAACATTTTCTACGCAGTGAGTATTATTTTTGCAATTACACATTTTTGTTTCTCCATAAGTTATATATTTTGGAGAGTAAGAGGGTTTTTAAACCCTCTTACTTCCGACAAATTACGCAAAGTTGCCACAACCTCCGCATCCGTATGCATTATAATAATTTGCAGCCTGATAAGGTGAGCAAGTTATATATGCAGGTATAGGGCAAGGTCTTAAAGTGTTAATAATATTAGCACTTTGAGCCTGTTGTGAAAGTTGGAAATTTGCAGATTGAAGACCAGTAGTTAAATCTGCGATTCTCTGGTCTTTTGCATTCATTTCCATACTGCATAATTTGTCTAATATTTTTTGCGTGTTAGCAGTAGCGTTTGTTGTTATTGCACAAGTGTTTTGCGCTGCTTCATAACGTACTGCATCAATGTTTCTGTTTGTTTCATAGCAACATTTAGCATCTTCAAAACGGTTCTGCAAAACTTCTCTGCCAAGACCGTTAAAGCCTTGAAGCATAGTTGTGTTTTGAGCATAAAAACCGTCACAAAGTCCGTTACTGATTCCGTCAAGTTTTCTTAATACTGACTGAGTGTCAAAACCTTGCTGCAATTCTATTTGGGTTAAACCGTTGCCATTTCTGCCCCAGCCATTGTTTCCAAAGCCAAAAATAGCAAAAAGAAGAATTACCCAAATCCACGCTCCGCCACCAAAGCCATAACCGTCACCGTAGCCGTAACCGTCACGTCTATCGGTAACTGCCGCGATGTCCGCTGCTGATAATGGTTCTTTTTCCATTGTTTACCTCTTTCTTTTACTGTGTGTACTACTTTTAGTCACGCCCTCGCTCGTAGTGTTTACATACAGCTAAGCGGTAAATCACGCCATCTTGGCGGTAACATCCTCAAACGTGAGGGTATTATATTTTCAATCCGAATTGACTTGCTAATTGGTTTAAATCAATCCCTTGATTTTTTGCAAGATTTCTTGTATATTGTTCAAGTTGTTGAGGATTTTTACCCTGAATAACCTGCATAATTTGTCTATACTGCGGATGATTGCCCATTAATTGCTGAAGCATCATCATAGGATTTTTGGAGTTTTGCATCATACCTATAAGCTGCATAGGGTTATTTAGCATTTTTACCCCCTTTATTTTCTATTTCTTGCGGTTTTTCTTGCAATAGAGAATATAAACCGTCAATCTTTCTTGCAAAACCGTCTATTTTGTCATTAAGCGTTTTAAAATCTTTTTCGTATGTATTTATACTCTTTTCGTCTTTAACCTCGTTTAACGGCTGTTCCTGCTTTGTAAATACAAAAAATTCAGCTTCTGCAGTTTGTTTATTTGTCTTTTTTAAGTAAATTTCATTTTTACCGGCATTGTAAAATAATGTTGGAGTTCCAAACGCATCAACAATATACGCTTTTGCCTCTTCAATAGTGCTAACAGGAATTGTCTGTAATATTTGAGTAGCGGCTTGCTGCTGGGGGGCTTGCTGTGCCGGCTGTTGAACTTGCGGCATCATCTGTTCATACTGTTGTATTCGCTGTTGTGCATTAAACATCGGCTGATAATAGCTTGGATACATTCCGTAATTCATCATAAGAATAAATCCTCCATATTTTTATTATGAAGGATTTTTTTAATTAAAACTGTACAGTTTTTATTTGAAAATAATATAATAAAGCTTAATCAGAGCTGAATCTTGAATATTATAAAATTTGCGTTCAGAAACATTTAATTTGTTCGCGGTATTTGCCACCATTCTGTCTTCAGCAAAAGTATATATGATTAACCATTTTTCATCTTCGTTTAGGTCAGGATGATTGGCTAAAGCTCTTATTTTTTGTGTTTGTTTAGTTTGGTACAAATTCTTTAAGTATTTTTTTACTTTATTTTTCATATAAATTTTTTAAATCAATCTTTTCTTTCCCGCTTTTAAACCACCCAAAATTAAACGCAACCCCGCACCGATACAAGATTTGTATATATTTAGGCGTTTTAGGGCAATCTGCAGCTTTAAGCATTCTATAAAAAAAGTTATTAATCCAATGACCTGAAACATCTACAACCTCCAAAAATTTAGGTGCTATATTTTCACATACAATTTTGTCTTTATGTACCCTCAAATATCTCAACATTTGTAGTTGCTTTTTATTTAACTTAACTCGCACCACTTGATGATACTTACATCCGACATCGTGCCCGTGAGCACATCTTATATCCCAGTCAGCAGAATTTATCCACGTAAAGTTATCAGTTGTGAATCCTCTCCAAGCAAGATAAATATTTCCGTCATCATCCTGAAAGAGTTCATTATCAATGAGTTTATACATTCCTTTCTGCGGAAGTTGTGCTATTCTTGCTGCTGCTGTTAAAAACTTGCCCATATACTTCTAAAATCTCCACGTAAACTTAAAACTAAACCCTTTTGGTGTTATCCTAAAGTTTTTTAACAAGCTCCAAAAGTTTTTCTTTGATTGCTTCTTTTGCTTTTTCAATGAATAAATCCTTTTTTTCTTCAAACAGTATTAAAGCTTTTTCTTTCAGTTCCGGAAGTTCTAGGAGGATATTCTTAACAATCCCCTCTAAGATTTTTTTACGCATCCATTTAAGCATTGTTTTCACTCCTTATGACTTTGTATACTTTGTTTCCTTTATAAAACTTGAGCTTAGACTTAACCCAGTTACCCAGTTTGTCAGATAAGTAGTATAGTTTTTGTGTAAGCTCCCCGTTTTCTGTTACTGTATAGACATCAAGCTTGCAATTTTTCAACAGACCTGTTGCCCTATTACCATAACTGGTTGTTCTAGTCACTATATGTACCCCGAAAGATGGGTTACTCTGCTGTATCGGCTGTATTTTCATTTTCTACCTCTTCCAGTACTACACCAAATGTCTCACTTTCCACTACAATAACTGTGCCTGACTGTTCTTTATATCCTTCTGCCGTTACTATATAGTAAACTTCACTGCCGTAAGGTACTGTTATGCTCATTTGTTTTACGCCATTGATTGTAACAACAGCTTCTGCGGGTGTTGGATTAATTGTAATTGTACAGTTTGTTAGATACCTGTAATCATTTGTTTCAAAAAATTCATCCAGCTGTTCTTTTGTAAATCCGAGAAGAGTTCCAACTACATCTATATACGGATTGCCGCGGTAGAAGTTATTAGCTTTCAGTTCTATTTTTAACGCCTTAATATCAATTGCCGGTGTTTCTTCTGATAGTGCTTGCGCTTCAACAAGAGCAATAACATCATCAAAGTCTATTCCTTTGGCCTTGTAAATAGCACGTTCAACATCCGCAGCAGTAAGATTTAACATTGCTATGCGTTCCGCTTCTTTTTGTGCTTGTTTTTCTTCCCAAGCTTCGTCTTTTAAAATGTATTGTTCGCCGTCCAAAACATACTCTTCGTCAGTTTCTTCAATTCTATCAATACTATAAAGAGTAGTATCTAGTGGCTGTTCTGTGTAGAATTTTATTTTTTCGTCTTTATAACCTAAATACATAGTTAATTACTCCCTTCTGCGTAGATAAATCTAAATAATTCAGTTGCCCCAGTTAAGCTATAATTAATTACTACTTTTTTACCTTTAGGTACTTTAAGCATAATCGCATTACCATTGTTACCTCGAGGCGTCCATTCAATCGCCCCATACTCGATTGCCTCTATCGTTTCTCCCGTTGTTTCCCCATCTTTTAAAGCAAAGATGACACTATATTGATTGTCTGCACCAGTTTTTTTTTGTAAGTAATACCACCCATTCGCAGGAGCCGTATAAGTAGAACCACTAGCCCCAAGTTCTAAATCAATATACCTATTACTAGGAAATCCCCAAGAGCTGTTTTTGTCTACCTTTGTTTCCTCAATCCTTCCCAGATTAGCCAATGGCGCATTCTGAGCTACAGAAGCTACTAAGAAGTATAGCGAACCATTGCTTTTAGCATAGATAAATCTAAAAGATTTAGTGGCACCGCCCACACTATAACCAATACTTATAACATCACCTTTTGATACAGGGGCAAGAATTTCGGCGTCATACCCAGCTGCTGTAGGTTGTGACGTTAATGTATATTTGATATTTCCATTTGAGTCTTTTATTACTGGAGTTAAATACTGACCTGTACTTGAAGAAAGTTTTTGTATCCAAAACCACCCATTCGCAGGAGCGGTATAAGTTGAACCACTAGCTTTTAGCTCTAAGTCATCATATCTATCACTTAACAAGTCCTCACTACCATTTAAAGTTGGCACTGTCAATATTTCTGCCACTGTGTCCAGCTTCCAATCATACTCTGTCACAGTTTCATCAGTTGATAACTTAACTGTAACCCCACCACTTACCCCGCGTTTTGTGTAACTTCCACCTGATGGCAGTTCAACAGTTGTACCGTCTGCAATTTCCGAATTGTACTCAACAAGAGCAGCTTCATAAGCTGTCGGATACACACTTTTTGAAAGGGTAGAACCGCCTAATACCCAGCTTGCATTATATTGCTTAGCCTCTGAATATTTAGCATCAAATAAAGTATACGGGTTAAGAGACTCAATGTCGTTTCTGATGTTAACTTCTGTTTCTTGACCGGTTGCAAGGCGGATAACACACGGGTATTGGATTGCTTCTTCCTGAACGGTAGTATTGTTGCCGTAGATTGGGTTGGAATGTGAGGCGTCAATAGAAAATCCTGCCTGATGGGTATTTGTTTGAGATGCTCCAGCAACTCCTGTATCTACTACGTAAGCATTTATTGCACCAATAGGCCTATCAGAACCAATAACCCACCCGTTAATAGTTCCCCCTGTTATATTCGGCAACCCAGCTTCTACCAACAAGCCAGCGTTCTGCAAATCAAATACGCCCTGAATATTAATAACAGCAGGAAGCCTTAAAGTGCCTGCGGTTTCATTAAGTACAAACTTACCAACTTGCCCGTGGTCGCTCGCCTCTTTTTCGGCCTGCCATTCTTCCTCTGTGCAAAATAAACTAGGTCTTATCGCTTTAAGTTTCTTCAACTCATTAACCGCACCCTGTAAGTTTGCGTTAACAGTCAACAGCTGTCCGTTGAGATAGTAATCTAAGCCTAGTGACTCATCAGCGTAAAATGCTGGGCGGATGGAGAGGAGAGGAAGGCCGGTTCCGCCACCGAGTTCTACTTTCTGCCATTTTGTTGTATCGGTTAGAGGATTGCCGGTATTCGCAGCTATTAAAGATTGATATATACTCTTTTTCTCGCCAACAATCCCCGTCACCCACTCATTTAGCCCGTAGGTTTCCGTAGATTTATAAACCCTGCAATCATACTGCGTATATTTCAGCTTGTTATTTGCATCGGTAATTATTGAATTGTTTACCGGAATATCATTTATATAATCTACAATCGTATTCGCATATTTTAGGTTTTTGCCAGCCGCATCTAAAAGATAGTTAAGATTCGCACCACCTAAAATATCGGGTACATCAGTCTCATAACCGTTTGCGATTTTATTTGTATCGAAATTCTCTTTTTCCCCGCCAAAACTCTCAGGCAGCAAGTTCGTTGGTTTCGTTGGTTTGTCCATCCGCCGCTCCTTGTATGTTTAAATGTCTTATTCCTACACCAGTTCCTAAAATATCTGTGATATCATCAAGCAGAGTGTTCGTTTGTATGATGTTATCCCCAATCAGGGTAATATCAAGAACCATAGGCTCAACTTTCTCAATCAACACCTTATCTGCAAAACTCATATTTTTTATAATGTAAATATTATTTTCTCGTGTGCCTTTTGTCGTGTTATAGCCTATCTTTGCGTAAATTCTTCTTCTGAATAATTCATTAGATAAATCAGCGGTCTGACCTATTGTTTGATTTTTGAACCAAAAATATTTAACGGCATTGACATCATCATTATTTACGCTAAAAAAGCGGGCTAAGTTAAAGTAACTGCGTGTCGTTCCTACAAGCCAGCCGATATAATCAAGATATTTCCCCTCGGCTTTATCAATATTTGCCATATCAAGCAAATACTCTGATACTTTTTGCAAATTATTGTAATCATTTCCGATACACTTGCAAAACAAAAGATAATCAGGGTTTGCCCTTAATTGAGATATTGAGTATTCCTGCATTTTAATGTAATAATCATTCAGTAACATTGATTTCCCCTATCTCGCCCTTTTCAATGTCTGAGATTTCAATTACATCAAGCCAATCTAAGCCGTTTTTGCTTACTTTTATTGATTTTGTATAATCAACCCCTTCTACTGCATCAACAAATTGAATATACTTATTTGCGACAATATCATCATCCATTTTTGGATTAAAATTATTTTTAATCGCATTTTCAATATTTGTTTTAACCTGCGATAAATAAACATTGTCATTTAAAGCAACCTGAACCTTAAAATCAATATCAACTAATTGTGTGCGGGAAAACTTAATTGTTTCCTTGCTGCCTTCGCTGTCTTCAAGCTCTATTGAAATCGAGCCGACAAGCCCTATGCCGTCTTTCAGGTGCTTAAAAATCACCCCTGCAATTGTTTCATCATCATAAGCAGAACTTATAACAATATTCATTGAATGAAGCGGCACATCGCTATATTTTGGCGTGTTTCGGTTTTGCCTTACATTAATATTTTTTGCACTTTTATCAATCGCATAAGGAAGCAAATATTTTTTAATCCCGCCCTCTGTGTCAGAATTGGCAAGGGATTGTGTTTGCTCCCATTCATAGCGAAATTGCGCGTTATCCTGATAATCCTGCCCGATTTCGATTTGATTGCCGCTTGAATAATATACCCCGACAACATTAGCCGGTGCTGTTATAATCTCGCATAATGCCTCATCGGGTAAATCAATTGCCCCTAACTCTTCTGCTGTAAATGAGCCAACTCCTTTGCCGTTTTCGCCAATCTGGCAATCATCATTAAGCTTAAACTGGTCTTGAGTTGATTTATTTCTAAATAAAATTGAGCCTTTAGCTGCTACTGTGTTGGGCGTTCCCTCGACTGTTCTTTGAACAACCGTATAGGTTGCATAAGTGCGTTCTAAACCAATCAGCTTATAAAGCGCATCTTGATATTCATCCTCTGCAGTATTTGGATTCATATTTTTATCACGAAATAAAAGCTCCTGCTCGTAATCCATAGCAACAAGGCTTGAAACGGTGCAGATATTACCTATAGTACTTTCTTTAGTAATCTGAAAATCATTACCAAAAGTCGGCTGCATTTCAGCCGTCCACGTTCTTAAAAAATCCTCTAAAGTATCAGGTGTTAAACCTTTTGAATTATACTGCACCGGTTACACCCTCCACGTCAAATGTCTGACCGCCAGATAAAACAGTGGCTTTAACTTTATACACTTCTTCGCTATCATCAAAAGAAAATTTTAAAACTCTGTCAACACCAAAAACTTCATTTATTGCAGATTTTATCTGTGCTTTTAAAATATCGAGATAAGCACGCAAACCGCCTATGATATCAACGCCTTTGCGGTAATCCAAAATCCAATCACCGAGCAGGATTTTAATGCCAGTTTTAATATGCTGTTTTATACGGTTTTCACCCTCTACGGTTTCAAAATCACCGTTTTTGAATGATATGCGGTTGTTGTCTGTTAATTTTAAATCTTTCATAACTCAAGTATTGCAGATTTAAAATCGGGCTTTTTTAAATCACTCCCCCTGTCGGATTGCCTTGATTGCCGTTTGAGTGGGTGTGTTCTAAAAACAATTTACCGTCTATTGTGGTATTTGAGCCTAAACTAACGCTTGAGCCTGTTATAGTGATAGAACCGCCCGTTATGGTTATATTGCCGTTTGTGATATTAACCTTTGCACTGCCGTCTTTTAGCCCGATTTCTATATCGGCATTAGTTGGATAAATAAACGCCTCATTATCAGGAATAAACCCGAGTTCAAAGCAACCGTCATTCAGATTATGACATCTATCATCACCGTTATAATTTGTATCGCCTTTTTTGTAGGCTTCAATAGATTTGTCATAATAGCGGATTGTACCGTAATCACCCTCTTTTATACCTAAAAAGATATAAGCTCTTTTTGTTTCATCCCGTTTTATAGGTACATTCGGGGCTATTCCGTCAAGAATCTCATCATTACGAAACACAAGCACATCAACATAATTGCCATAAACCTTTTTCACCTGACAGGGCAGGGAACAATTTATACTTTCTTTTAGAGCCTGTATGATTTTATCAAAAGCGTTGTAGCTGTTATTTTCTTCAAACACAGTAAATCTCCGTTTCTGCAACTGTACCGTAGTTGTTGCCTCTGTGCCTTACTTTGTAAATATACTTTGTCCCCTGCAAGCGTGTACCAAAATCACAAAAAGCCCACGTGCCCGGATTTAAAAACGGCAAAAGTCTTGTTTTTATCATATAACCGTTATAGGTTTTTATAATTTCTGTTTCCTTTATGCCGGCAATGCCCTTTTTCTTGTTGGCTTTTTGAATAGTTTTAGTTTTTGTCCTAAAATTATCGTTTTGCCTTTCAGGTGTACTTGAGTTATCGCTGTTTAAGGTAATTCCGTAAACTTCTTCCGGTTCTTCTTGCGTAAAGATATAAAACATCCCGTTGATTATTTTCCATTTAAAACCAAGCAGCTGTGCAAGTCCATTTAAGACATTTACGGATTTTTCGCGATACTGTCTGCCCATAATGTCTTTATGCTTAATATCTGCGATTGTCCCAACCGGAATGCCAAAAGTTTCAATGCAATCTTTTAGTATGGTTTCTGTTGATACAGTACCGTAGTAGGTTTTATCCATTCTGGAGTCTTTGTATTCTGATAAACCGTCAATAAGCGTGATAACGGTTTCTAAGTCGTTCTGTCCTCTGCGCCCTGCGTTTGCGTCCTGCTTTAAAAAACCTTGATTTGAGGTTAAAATAGTGCCTTTAGCTTTTTTAAGGGCTTTCAATGGATACCCTCTAAACATTAAAGCATATTCGTCATTGCTCCACGCTGCATAAAGTTCAAACGCATCAGCATTATTCATTATGTTTGTATAGGTGTTTTCTGATAAATTCCATATAGTAATTGTGCTTTCATTCGGCGCGCCGTCATCGGTTTTTACTATATCAAAGTCCATATCAAGACCGCTTTCACGGTCAACCCAAAACCGCCCTGTTTCTTTATCTTCCTTAAGATTGTCGGCAATACGGATGTTAGCCCCGCCTATATCAAGCCGCAAGCGAAAATTCAAATCAGGATTAACAGAACTAACCGCCACTCCTGTTTTTAATACTAATGTTTCTTCTGCTTCAACTACCATAAATAAACCCGAACTCCTCGCCGATTGTGTCTAAATCAGGATCATAAGTTTCACCGTTCAAATGTACAAACCTCAAATCCTGCGGTAATAATCGTCTGTCTGTTCTAATTTTTAAACCGTTGACTAAGGCTCTACCCAAAACAATCGGCTGCATATCCGCGTCATAAAGCCAAAGATACGCGGTATTGTCGTAATCGTTCCATTTGACAGTGAAGTTGAATAGGCGGTCGTCAAGGGTGACTGTTGATGAAATATTTGGGTTGTTTTTAAAACTATTCCCAAGCTGTAAAATTTGCATTATTCTTCACCCCCAAACCATTTGCCAACGCCTTTAGCCACATTGCCATCACCCAAATCACTCAAATGAGCCCACATTGATATTTTTTTATTCGGGGTTAAGTTATTATTTGGATTAGCAGGATTATTAACTGTATTTGGTGTATTAACATCTCCAATTCCACCTGCATTATTTCCGATAGTACTATCGGAAACCCTTTGCGGTGCTTTTCCTATGGTTATCGGAGTTAGCTCAACGCTTCCGATATGGACTTTTTTAAGTTCAAGCGTATAATCCAATCCGCTTATTGCGCCATTAACAGCAGGGGTAAAATTTTGCAAAACTACATTTTGCAAGTTTTCATCACCGATAACTATATCAAATACCATTTTGCTTTCTCTTAAAGCTGTTAAATAGCCTTTAAATTCTTGATTTGTATATCTTCTGCCGTCTTGCAACCCACAATCTATACTTAATATCTCAGGTAAGTTGTGTAAAACTTCTTGAAAACTCATCCCGTTTTCAACACGTCTATCCGGAGCTTCTGATTGATAGGTTTCATTATGATTAAATACAACATCAATTTCTAAAATATTGTTTGTTTTTTGCTCTTGCTTTGATTTTTGCGTGTTTGCATAATCTATCCCACCTTTTAAAACTTTAGAAAACCCGCTTACAAAGCTGCCTACATTGATTGAACCGTTCAGCATAGCATCTTTCATCTGGGTAACACCGCTATAACCCATAGCAACAGCCTGCTTGTCAAGTGCTGGGGCAAAGCCTAAAAACAAATAGTCTAATGCTGCCTGATTAGTTATTTTACCGTCCGCCATAAGTTGAGCCAAACCAATAGCCGAAAATTTACAGGTCATATTTTCGGCAGTTTGCATATATTTGCCTAAATCAGCAAATGTTGCACCCGGATTTTGAATCGCGCCTTTAATCGTATTAGGCGCATTTTTTAAAGCAGAAGTAAGTTTACCCTTTAACGATTGTTTTGTCTTCGGGTCGGAGTTTACATCTGTTTTTTTTGGCTCATATGGTAATATAATTTGTGCATAGGTCATATTTATATTTTAATAATTTTGAAATCGGGATATTTATGTTATAGTAGGGCAAAAGGAGTTGTTATGAAAAAATTTTTAATTGTATTTTTAATATTGTTTTTGCCTTTGGCGTCTTTTTCTAAAGATTCATATATAGAATTATTAGACAAATTTTATTTAAATACTGATAGTGTTACTCCAAACGTTAAAACTGCGTCAATGAATTTTTGGGTAAAAATTATTAACGGCTCTAAATTTTACCCTGCTAACGTCAAAGACTCAAATTATGTTCTACAAAATTGGGAAATAAGCTGTCCGAACAAAACATTTAGTATTTTAGTCACTCATATTTATGACAAAAATTCCAATCCAATTGACAGCACATATAATTCATTTGTCAATGAAATAATAGTCCCTGATACAATGCCCGACATATTGTATTCTTATTATTGTCAAAAATAATTAAGCATATCCCATTTCATATTTTGTAAAGAATTTTTGTAAAACATCTTCTACATTTGCAGCTATAACTTCTGGTTGTGAATTTGGAGCTGTAATATTGATTGTAAGGTTATTTGTCTGCCCCTTTGTACTTGTACTATTACTATTAAATAAACCGCCCGAAGGTGCTGAAATTGTTGTATTAGGAATAAAATTGTCTTTTATTTCTTGCAATTCCCATAAGCCTTCTTTGTTTTGCTTAAAGAATGGTTGTTTTCCCTGCGCTCTCAATGATTTAACAGCTATATCTTTTTCTTCTGATGTTAAAGGTTTTATTGTATTTATTGCTAAATTTTGTTTTGTTTTTTGGGCATCCATAAATCTGCGTGTCATTGTATCAGCATCTTTATCAGTAAAAGTTAGCCATAAATCCTGTAAAATTAAAAACCAAGATACAACGCCCGCAAGAACTGTACTTAATTTTAATAATGGCAAACTCATTGCCCATAAAGCTTTTGATAGCAATTTTATTCCTGATAATATTTGTCCGCTTGTCATCATTGCATAGCTCATTGCTAAAGCCTCTGTAGCAGCACTTGCAACACCTGTACTTGTAGCAATATCCAATATCGCCCAATGCAAAGCTTTTAATGCCCTTATTGTATTAAAAATTACTTTTATTCCAAATAAAGTAATGATTAACCTTATATTTTTAATAATAACCGCCAAACCTTTACTAATTAATTTAATAAATTGCAAAAGCCCCTGACTTCTCAAAATCTTTGTAATATCCCTTACAAGCTGAGCTAACGCTTCGCCAGCTTCACCCTGCAAAATATTTGCTTGAAACTCCATCCAAGCTGTATTTAAATTTACAAGCGCAAAATCTAATGATTTAATATTTGCCTCAAACCCTTTTCCTAATTCCTGTTTTAACATTGCTGTAAATCTAGGTACAAATTCGTTGGCGTCAAGCCCAGCCTCAAGAAGTTTGTTAAATTCCTGTGTGGTTACACCCATAGATTTTGCAGCTATTTCAAAAGAACCCGGCAAAGCATTACCCATTTGACGGCGGAGTTCTTCCATTGATACCTTACCTTTTGAAAGCATTTGTTCTAATGCCAACAAAGCAGCACCAATTTGCTGTTGGTTAGCACCAATCCCACGCCCCGCAACTAAAACATCTGAAAACATACTCTGTATTTGCGGTTTTTGAAATCCCGCCATATTTGCGGCAGAATAAAAGTTCTTATATGCCTGTGCAGCTTTTGTAAGGTCTGTACCTGTTCTATATGCCTCACGTCTTAAATATTGCCAATCGTCCGCCGTACCTGTTAATCCTTGTATAGAACGCTGCAAAAGGTCAATTTCTCGTGTTGTTTTGATAACACTTCTTACCCCCTGAATACCAAAGAAAATGCCAAAGGCACGGCGAAAAGATTTTGCAAGTAAATCATTTGATTTTATTGCACGCTTTTGCTTGCGCTCTAAATCGTCAAAACCTTTTAAGTCTGCTTTTGTTACTATTTTTTGCACAAGTTCATCTAAGTATGTTGCCATAATTTAAGTGTAGCAATGTTGAAATCGGGTATTTTTGGTATAATTAAAGAAAAGGAATTTTAATTATGGCTACAATAGAACAAGAACAACAAAGATTATTTAGAGCAGTTTGGAGGCTTGAAATATCTCTAAGAAAAGTTTTAAAAAGAACTCCAATATGCACGCTTATTTTTGTTATGATGATTGCTATGGTTATTGTTGCACCATTGTATGAATTGTTAAAAGAGTTTATTTTTTAGTTTCCATAGCCTTTAGTTGCTCGTCCGCCTGTCTTACAAGCTCCTCATAATACATAATGAATTTTGTAGTATCCATTTTGTTTATTTCTTCTTCTGTCTTTGGCACTTTGGATTGAGCAAAAAATATTGCAAATTTAACTATTTGCTCCTGCGCTTTTGTTCGGGCTTCTTCGAGTTTTGGGCTTTTGCGAATAAGTTCACTGACTGAGCTACATCTTCGCTGTATGTCTTTACTAGTTCTGACAAAGACCCTGCGATATTTTTTGTAAATCCGTTCAAACTCGCCATAAAGGCGGAGCGCTCCCCCATATTTTCTACCGCCATTTTATAGGTTACGGTCATAAGCTTTAATACATCACCCGCAAAGTGTTCTTCTGTTTCTGTTCTGTCTAAAAATTTGCCATTAACTGCTATAGGGTAGCTGTCGTTATAAATAATCTCATTAATTAACCACTTCCACTCATCAACTGCAAAAATATCTTTAATACATTGATGGCGACCGAAAGAATCCGTATCTCTGAATGTCATAATATCAAAGCCGGTTGAAGTAAAGCAGGCGAATTTTAATTGAAATACAAGGGCTAGGGTTGTCAAGGCTTCGCCCGTTAGTGCGTTTCTTGTGTATTTATTGTTTCCATATTCAATGGTAAATTCTTTTGCCATTATACTAAATCCTCGCAATAAACAGTAAATTCTCTGTCCTGATCGTCGTTAATGCTGTTAATATTGCCAACATAAGCAGTGGTTGAGGTCAGTTTTTCACCTGTGTTATCATCCGTAAGCTGATAAGTCAAACGCGTTGCATTTTTGCCCCATAGCCTCAACTGCGCAAATATCGGGCTGTCAAAGTGAACAGTATGCCTAAAATGACGCATTTTGTCTGCACCGTGGTTTACCACAGTTATAACATCACCCTGCGCCCCTGCACGCTGTTCAACAAAATCCCCGCTGTATGTTTCTTCGCAAACGGTTTCACCGTAGTTTGTAATCGCCACACCGTTTAATATTGCGTTTCTATATTGCTTTCTAAATTCGCTCATTTTATGCCGCCTTTCCTAATAAGCTTTCCATTGAGGCTAACTCTGATGCTGTCGGGTCGATATTGATATTTATTTCAATTTCTTTACCTGTTTTTGCATCTCTTGCGTAAGCTGTAACTGGATATGTTTCAGAATTATATAAAGTCGGTGCGGTTTCTTCTAAGTCGCTTGGCTTTCCAACCGCCAAGTCAAAACCTTTGATTTCAGCGCCATCCGAATTAACCGTATTTTGCTTGATTAGTCTTTGTCCTGCTCCATTTGGTCTTTGCCCCTCAATAAAAATTCCTGATAGCATACTGTCTAAAATTTTAGCGGACATATCTTCATAAGGTTTTCTCTTCTTTAAGAAATCAATAGAACGGGCTTTCATTAAAAATTCAAGTGAGAATTTAGTGTATTTTTGTTTGATATCTTCTCCTGAAGCATTATTCATAGCGTAAATAATTGGGCTGGCATACTGTGAAACCCCTCCGCCGTTAATTGGATTAACTTCGCTGTAAAAGCCAACATTTAAGTTTTTAAGGTTTGTCATTGTGGTGCTGTCATAATCCTGTGGAGTTATTCCCGTTGCGGTAGCATAAACAATATCAAGTAATCCTAATTGAGATTGGGCCATAATAGAAGCACTTGCAGCAGCCAAACCCTCTGTATCGTCTGCGTGATAAAGAATAATAACATTACTGTTTTTCTGTTTGTTTAATAACTCTGCAATATTGTCTTCTGTATTATTTTTAATGGTTTCATCACTTGTTTGAGCAACCAATAATCTGTTATTTGATAAAGCCTTTGGAGCTGCTTTTGAAATATCTGTTACATCTCTGCTATCAATAACCAACTGCGCCCAGTTTGCATTAACTTTAACAAAATTATCAACTGCTTTTTCATAATCAGTTTCTGTAACCTGATACACCACCACATTATTTAGTTTTGATTGATCTTGAGTTGAATTTGTTTTTTGATTAAACATAGCTTCAATATCTTTAAAAAACTGTGTGTCGGATTTAAAAATAGTTTTTAAGGCATCATAACTTGAAATTTGAAAAATTTTATTTGCTGATACATTTACACCTGTAACCAAATCATCAGCCGTAAATTTTGCGGCATAGCCAACATTTCTAAAGAATGCACTGATATCAGTTACTTGTGCTTGGGTAAAACCGACCCTTAAAAGCCAATCTATTGGGATTCCTGTCATTTAATATCGTCCTCCGTTATTTCAAAATGTATATCATTATCTAAATCAATATTAACAGCGTGAGAAACGGGCAAATCGTAATGATAAACAATATCGTATCCAATAGTTAAATCAAACTCACGGCGGTAGGTGTAGCCGCCTGACACCGCCTCATCAAGCGGGCGTATTCCAGAGGTGTTATTTATCGCACAAACTTTTCTAAATAAATTTGTTGTTTTTAACAGTTGAAATTGAGTACGCAAATTTTCTAAAGAATTTTGCGCAAGTTTTTCTCTTTCTTCAAGATTGTGCCCTTTAGTTTTAAGCCCGTCAACATAGAGCGCGATTGTGATTGTACCTGTTTTATATTCCCTGTGCTCTTTGGTTAAAGAATTAGGTAACTGCCTCTCACTCGACCTTAAATCTTCGCTATCAGACACCCAAGTTAAAAGACAAAAAGGTTTTTTAGGCATTTCAAACTTTTGGGCAGACCAGTAAACTGTTTTAAAATCTTTAGGAAGATTTAAAGTAACAAATTCTTTTATTTTATTTTTAATTGTATCAGTTACACTATTCATCATCATTAACCTTTTTTATAATGCTTTCTCTCTGTTCCATAATAGTGCCTACTCCTTTAGGTTCAGAGGCTGCAACCTCATAAAAAGCATTATCCCGTTCAATTCTTTGAATAATATCTCCTGCTTTAATATCAACATTTTGAGAGTACATAATAAAAATGGAATCAATAGCGTCACCCGACAAAGATTTATCTAGTGCATACCCCTGAATTTTGACCGAACTTCTTAAACCCTGTACGGACACTTGAAAAGTACCGATTTCAGTTGATACATCGTCAACATATCTTTTAACCAAAATATTTTCGTGGTCGATTTGAGAAATAAGCGTGTTTATCATCAATGCACCTCGTGTTTGATTGCATAGTATAAATCGCCGTGCTGTATAAGAGGGGTACTGCTGCCTTTGTATTCTATTGTCATTTCAGCATTTTCCGGTTTAATCTCCTGTCCTGCAATTCTTTCTTTCATTCTCAATTCTGCAAGTTTTCCGATTTTGTCGTAAACCTCTTGCCAGTCGCCTGTTTTTTCACCTTTTGCGACATAATATTTGAAAGTTTCCGTTAAAATATCTTTTTCACTTTTTCTGTTAAAAATCCGTACAAAAGGCCGTTTAGGTATTTCAATTTCTGTACCCGCTTTAAGATAAAACCATTTTTCGGTACTCGGACTTTTAAACCTGCGTGTTTCTTGAACGGTTTGAGTGTTCCCAAATTCCTGAATGCAAGCATTCTTAATCAGAGTAAAGCCGTCTTTACCCACTACTTTTGCCCCATCGTCTTTATGTATTCCAATGGTAGTATTATGTTTCTCAAGATTTTTTAAAAACTTTGCTAAATTTTTTGAAGAAACCTCGCCTTTTTCGTATTTAATATAACAATTTACAGCCATACTTCCGCATTCCCCTTTAAATAAGGTTTTAATAAATCATCAATCACGCCGCTTGCAACTGTTGCAGGGTCTTCTAGCACTGCATCATCTTTAAATGTTATATCAGTATCGCCGACTTTCATTGATTTAATCGCTTGCAGGTTAGCAGTTCCGCTGCCAGAAGATGAAGAAGTCAACGCTAAATTATCCGCAAGCTCAATACAAGCCTGTTTAACAAGGTTTTCATCTGTTTCAACACCTGCAATTAAGCGGGGGAATTTTAAAGGCTGTGCTTCATCAACTTTAACTCCCTGATAATCCTTTTTATCAATCTCGCGAGTCGCATTGACAAGCAATTTTGCCTTTTTATCCTCGTCATAAGTGGACCAGTTAGAGCCGTATTTAACATTCAAATACTGGTCAGCTTCTTCAACGCTTGCGTATGAGTTGTAGTCTATATCATTTATTGTTATTGTCGTCAATGTTAAATTCCTTGTTGTAATAATCCTGTGTAATTTGTATTGGCGGTGTTTCTTCGCTCACATTTTCCTGAAACCACTCTTGATAAGTTTCAGATGTTTTAAATATGACTTTGCCAAATAGACAAAAGTTTTTGTTTTTTTGATAAATTAATTTATTCATAATTTTAAAAAAAGAGGGGCAAAGGTCTTACCCCTCTAATTGTTGTTGTTAGTTCTTCTTGCGCTTCGGAGTTTCTTCAATGTCGTCAATGTCATCAAGCGAGGTTTCAAGCTTTGTTTTTCCTTTTTCTTCAACTACCTTGTAGCCGTCAGTTAAATATTCTCCGAGCTTACTTTCGTCATAAATTCTATATACAACATTACCTTTTCTTACTTTTTTCATTTCAATTCCTTTCTATGAGATTTTATCCCATTTTGATTCTGTGAATGCGCCTGTGATACTATCCTCTTTTGCCTTATAAACTTCGTTGTTTTGTTTCACAACATCGCCCGTGTTATAAGTGTTAGATGTAACATAAGCAGGAACGTCAATATCGACTAAAATGCTGTCAATTTTTCCGTCAATGCCGTTAGGGAATACGAAAGTGTCCATAAATGAGCGGTTTTGATATAAATCGCCATCGCCTTCGGTGTGCTTCCCTGCGTTAAAGTAGTAAATGGATGAAATTTTAGGAACAGTTTTAACAGTTTCTACAGAAGCAAATAGTATATTAATATCCATAGCCTCATCATCCGGCACACAGCCGTCAGTGCAATCAAACAGCGTTTTCATTCTTTCGGTATCAACTACTTCAATCAAAGGAACCCCGTTAATCTTAGTAATCCTTGTTTCAACACCAATACCGTCTTCTGTTAATGTTGTATCATTGATGTTCAGCGTCTTTTCTTTTGAAATCGCGAGTAAGTCCATAATTTCAGAAACAACATAACCGACTAAAGAGCCTCTTTGTCTGTAATATTTTAATTTGCCGCTGCCCATTAGCTTAACAATGTTTGAATAAACATTATCAGCCGTATAATCAGACAACGAGTGGGCCTTAACAAGTCCTGTGCCGTTTAGTGCGTAATCTGCGATTTTTGAGAAGGTATAGCAATCAACCTCTGGTATTTGCTGAGTTTGCACAAATACTTGAGATACTTTTTCAACTGCTGCCGTTCTTGCTGTTTCATCTACATCAGCCTTATCTACTAAAAAAGATATATCTCTGTCGTGCGTAACAGTATAATCTTTGTCAGTTTGCGTAATAGTGCCTTTATTCCACCCGCCGTTTCTTGAATGAGCTTTAAAGCCTGATGTACTCATCTGTGTAAAATGGAAAGTTTTAGCACCTGTCCATTCTACATTGGATGTAATAAATGGTGAAGTTAAAGCGCCTTGATTAATAATTTCAATAATATTCGGGCTGTACTTCTCTGCGTAATTAAATGTGTTTGCCATATTTTATTCTCCTACTTGAATTTGTTAAATGAATGCTTGAAGCTTTTTAAAGCCAATCCGTTACCGCTGCCGTTGTTGCCTTGTGTATTTGGCACGTGGCTCGGGATTTTCTTTTCTACTTCTGTTTTGACAGTTTCATCAAACACTTTTTTGAAGTTATCCACATTAGCCTTTGAAGCTTCTAAATCCTTTTCTTTAATTAAAAAATCAAGAAAAGTATGTGATACTTCCTTTTCGGTCATATACTCTCTCAATTTTTCCTTTTGAATTGATAAAGCATTTTTGTCAGCTTCTTCCTGATATTTTGCTAAAGCATCTTCTTTTTCAGCTTTTAAGCGGTCGATTTCAGACAATTTTGCGAGTTCCGCCTGTTTTTCGGCTTCTGCCTTTTGGTCTGCAAGCTGCTTATCAAAAGCTGCCTTTTGCTCGCCCAATCTTTTTTGTACGATTTTGTCTAAATCTGCCTGCGTGAATTTTACCTCATCTTTTGGCGGTTCTTGTGGATTGCCTTGAGGTGGTGTGTTTGGATTTGGTTCTGTCATAATTTCTCCTTATTTTACGGTTAAGTAACCTAAGTTCATTATGGCAAATTGCAAATCGGGCATTTAATAATTAGAAATTCCACGTTTTTTGTTATATTCATAGCGTTTCTTGTTTGCTTCGTTGAGTTCTATTTTCCCCTCCTCGCCGTTATCTTCTGGGGCAAGTTCTAACTGCTCCGGTATATGGTCGCAACGGGGATGAAACAAGCCTTGCATTTCCGCTTCTTGAATTGTCATGTAGTTAGGTGTATCGCCTCTGATTGATAAAATCTTATTTTCAAACGGTGCACAAAGCTCACAAGTCGGGTGAATATTTAAATGTACAATCCTAACCAAATCTACGCCATACTGGATAGCGCGGGTAAAAAATGCCAATCGCTCAGCGGTTATAGTTTCGGTCATAGTTTTCATATTGATGTATTCAGCAATAGACCACCTTCTCCCTGCCCTGTCATAAAAAAATGATATGCCTCTTTGCATTAAGTCTGCTGCCAAATCTGCGCTAATCTTTTTAACTTTTTCATTATCGTAAGACACTGTGCCAAGTTGTTTTATTACATTTTCCGAGTTTGTTTTTATATTTTGAGCCGTTAGCGTAATATCTTCAACATCTGCCGCCTGTCGGTCGTTTACCTGCTTTTCAAAAGTATCAACGGTAATATTTTTGTCCTTAACCTCTGTAATGTTTTTTGCTTTCAATTGTTTATCTGCTTCATCGATTCCCTTTTGAGCAGAGTTGTAAAGCTGTTCTTCAAAGTCTTTAAAAAGAGAAGCAAGCCACAAAGAAATAAGCGCATCTCTAATTTTCCTATGTTTTTCTATTTCTTTATCTGTCGGGTTTTTGAGCATTAAAAAAAACGACTGATTGATTTTATCCATATAATCAGCCGTGCTGTCTGTGTTTTCCTCTATGTCCGTTTCAATGGTTTGCTTTAATTCTGTCATAATTTAATAAAACTTGTTTTACTTTTTGTACAAAGTTTAATTTTTTCTTTTTAGTGGGAAGTTTGTATTTTAATCTTTCTAATGTCTTAAAATCATAATATTTCCCATCAATATAAACTTTAACTGTTCTTTGACTAAAAGCGAAGTCCGACACCTCAAATAATAATTCTTCACAATTCTTTGCTAAAGCAATTTCTTCTATCCGATATCTTTTTCTTAATACCCTTGATGCTCTTCTTCCATATATTGAAGATCCCCCATTTCCCATTGAATGCGTATAAATATTCATTAGGCTCTCAACCTCCTATTATTCGCCTGCGGTATTTCCTCATTCTGCATTATTTCTTTTGTTTTTTTGAGTTCTTTTTTTTCTTCCTCTTCCAAAAGTTTTAACTCTGCTTGAACATCTTTTACGGTTTCCATTTTTGAAAGCAATGTTTCAAGAGAAATTGCTCCCTCTTTCCAAAGTTGTACATATTCAAGGTCTTGTGCGACATTTTCAGGAATATTAGCAAAGAATGTAAGTTCAATATCGCCTTTTTTGATTTCAAAGCTATTTACTGTATATTTGCCGATTAATTTCCAACGCTCTAATATTCCACGCTTAAAATAAACCGCTTTATCAAGTCTTAGATTTTCAAAACCTATAAGTTTATAAGAAATTGCTATACCTGATTGATTTCCGCCGAAGTTTTCGTCTGTAAAATCTGCAACATTGGTTATAGCAAAAATATCCTCACGCATCATATTGCGCAGCTCTTTAAATGAACTTACATCCAGCTTTTTATAAATATACTCGGCTTTTGTGTCTTTTTCCCCTGAGTCGGATTCAACCCCTAATACACTTGTTTCGTTTAACTGTTTTCTATCTTCCTCCGATAGCCGGAAATTATAAAAAATCAATAATGCATTAGCGATACTTTCAAAATCATCAAATGAGCAGGAATAAAGACGGCTGTAAGCGCTTAACATCTCGGTAACTTTTTCATAGTCGCCGGTCATCTCATCATTGTTTTTATAAATGATGACAGGAAAAACCCCAAATACATTGGGGATTGTTTCGCCCATAGAAATAATCCTGCTTTGCGCTGTAAATTCTTGAATAGAATCAGCTGTATAAATATATCCCCGCTTGTAAGTTTCCTTTGTCTTTGTTTTAACCTCTGTGTAAGTGATAAAACAGATTTTATCTTCAAGCAAAGTATCATTTACAACTAAAAAAGTTTTTAGAGGGTCAAGCCGTTTATAATAAAGCTCTTTTGTTTCTTTGATTCCTACAAGCTCGTACGCTATTCCAAATTTTGAGCAATCTTTAGCTAGTGATTTGTTTTCGATTTCTTCAATGTCATCCGCTTGCAGTTCTTCAATTGTTTTAGAGTTAAACCCGTCATTAAATTTATAGCTTATTGGTTTTCCGATAAAATAATTAACACTGTTATTTACAATCATACTTGCAAGATTGACATGGATTTTGTTATCAATACGCTTTTTCTTGCTTATTTTTGCTTTTTGGAGGTCGTCAATGCCTTTGTAATAGCTGTTTAGTTCTTCAAGCTGTGGTTTTATATCGTTCTCAAATTGACTAAGCCAATCGGCGACATTTTCTCTATTAATCTCTGTCTCTGATGATATGATAAATTTTCCCATATCCTCATTATGACAATGTGTAAATCGGGCTATTACAACCCCAAATCAGAATAAGCAGTAAGCCCGCTTCTGCCTTTTAGTTTTCTGATTACAGAAGCTGCACTATCAGGGCTGTCATCGTGTGCTGCGTTTTCATCATAAAATTTTATTTGCCTAATGTATTCCTCATCGGTTTCTTTGATAAAATACACATCTTGCCAGTTTGTGTACAAATAAGTCATAATCTTGTAATGCTTGTTCATATGCTCGTGATAGCTTGTAAATCCGTTGTTTTTAGCGGTGTAGCCCTTATCGTCATTGTTTTCGGTAATAATTGTTTTAACAAGATATTTGTTTTTAAAAGCCTTAATTTCATCAATACAATCATCAATATGCTTGTTCCACTTTTTGCCAAACATAATAATGCGTTCTTGATTATCGACCTTAACAAGTTTTGCAATAGTAAATGCCGTGCTATCTTCACCGCCAAAACCTTTATCAATATGTCCTATGCCGTTATGTATCAAACCGCTGTCATCAATAAATCTTAAACCTTTAAATTTAGTATTGATATTTGCATCAGGCTCTTGCTGCCTTTGTGGATAAAATACCAACGGGGAACGCTCACGCTCGTTTATTAGCGTTTTTGTTGATACTTTTTCCTCCCAAATAGATTTCTCGTCAACTAAAGCCTTAATGCAAACTTCATCCCAATCCTCTTTATACCTGTCTTTTTCTTCTTGTGTTAATCCCGCTCCAAATTTGCCCTGATTTTTTATATAACCTGTTAAATCTTCTTCGTGTAAGCGTTGCATAACAAGAATAATAGGAACATCTGAACGTCTTAAACGTGTGGTTAATTTTCTTGAAAAATATTCAGTTACTAAATCCCTTTTTGTTTCATATATCTCATCACCCGCCTTCATTGGGTCATCAATAATCATTGCACCGCAAAATCCCTCAACTGCGGGATTTCCTGCATCTAAACCGGTAATTGTGCCACCGATTGAGCCTGCTGTCAAGCCTGCTTTACCAACAGCACCGTCTATACTCCAATTTGCACGGCTTTTTTTGTCTTTCTTTAGTGTGTAATCCCATAAAATGATAAAAGGCTCACTATTTATAATCTCGATAACTTCACTGGATAACTTTTGTATAAGTTTATCAGAATAAGAAGTATAAAGATGGCAGATGTTTTTATTACGTGCAAAAGTCCATGATATAAAGTATTCTACAATTTGAGATTTACCAAAGCCAACGGGGAGATTAAGCAAAAGATTTTTAGTTGTTTTATATTTTGCAATTGCTTCCAGTTTTTCAATAACTTCATCGTGAAATGATTTAAAAGTAAAATGTGCACCGGTTGTAAAATAGTGCATTACTTTAATAAAGGCTTTCAAAGAGTTTTCGCAAATAATTTTTAATGCAGCCTGTTCTTGAACTGTTGGAAAATCTTCTAAAAAATCTCTCATAAGCTACAGTTCTTTAAGTTTTTTCAATACATCATCAACAACATTGTTATTAACAATAATAGAGGTTGATTGCTGAGTATTATCGATTTCATAAAATCCAATATGTTTGGCTATCAAATCAAGTGCCTTAACTGCACCTTGACTATCAAATTTATATAAAGGTTCGCCACAATCAGCACCCTCGTGTTTCCATTCTTTATCAACCCTATCAAAATACATAACTGGCACATTCTGCATACAACGGTTTTTAACCTCAATTAAATCTTGTAAAATTTCATCTTGCGTTATTCTATTACGCTTTTTTATCCCTTCTTGCAACTCTTGAATATACTTTTGAATGTCAGGTTTTGTCAGGTTTTCGTTTGCAATACTTCTAGCAGTTTTTTCGCTATAACCTGCTCTTATAGCGGCTTGTGTAGCATTCAAATCTATTAAATACTCGTTACAGAATTTCTTTTGTTTATCGTTTAGCAATCTTTACCGCCTTTTTAAGTTTCACACCCTGTCTTAATAACCTCAAGAGCCTTATATGTATTTTAAGCCTTTCGCCAATAGGCATATTTTGCGTGCCGTCAATTTCAAGCAATATGTTATCTTCGTCTTTTGTGCATTCAAAATCAAAATGTATAACAACCCCGTCTTTTAATAATCGCATATCCCCCAAATTTAGCTTTAATTGATAATGATAAAACTCATTTGCTAACTGCCCGTAGACTTTTTGAAGCGTTTTGTACCTGAATATATGCTTTTGATTGCCTTTAAACGCTAAAATGTTGGCTCTTATTTTGTCGGACTTCTTATAAGTCGGTACTTTATACCGTACTCTTTTAGGTTTAACTGGCAAGACAACAGAAGCACTCATACTTATATTATAAGCGCTTTTTGTATCGTTACGATATAACGATTAGAAATATTTACATTTTTTCATGAAGTTTTGTAAAATTTTACTGTGCATGCCTGATAGACAAGTTATAATCAAAAGCACTCAAGACAATACGTTCTATTTTAATAGCCTGTTCAAGATAGTTTTTAGGGTGTTGGTTGCGTTCTTCCAGCTTTTGATTAAGCAGCTTTTGTATCTGAGAAGCTGTTAGATTATCTTCTTGAATAATCTCGTTGATAATAAGGTGAATTTCATTATCTACATAAATTCTTATAGGCTCACGGTTGCCGTTATCTTCAATATCAATATAATAAATAACCATTGGGTCTAAAATTCTAAACTCTACCTGTGCATCAATCGTAATGTTATACGGGATAACTTTATCATTCTTTGATTTAACAGAATGAGCATTAAGAAAATGTACTTGAAGTTTTGTATTAACTTTGTCAAAAGATTGAATTATAGGAAGTTTAAAGCAAATACCGGAGTTAGTGAAAATTTTACCTGGTGTTCCGAAAGTTTTGCGGATAATGTTGTAGCCTTTGTCGCAATAGATTATGGGGGTTAATAAATCAAATATATTATAAATGTTTTGCATCAATAGTTCAAAAAGTTTGTTCACATTCCACCTCAATATTTTTTATTTTATTCTCTAAATTCATCTGATTTATTGGCTCATCAAACCGCCATTCAATAAGTTTTATCTTATTTTCGCCACATAATTGTCTTTTTCTATTATCAAGCTCTTGGCGTTTCTTAAAACCTTCCTTGCCGCCAAAATGCTCAACCACTTTATAATGTTGTTCTCCTTGATATTCAATACCTATTCTCAAATCAGGAATATAAATATCTAAAGACTGCAAGCCTAGCCAATCAGAATGATACTGATAAATAGCTGTCGGGTAATGTTGATAAACCAATCTAAATAATTCTAACTCGGATTTCCATTTTGATTTAATAATCTTTCTTGCAATTAAATCCTGTTTTATCAAATTATATCTATCTTTGCATTTTTCTTTTAATACATCAGCAAAGGTTTTAAAATTATATATCTCGTGAGCTTTTACAAATTCTTTATTCAAAAAATTTCTTAAGTTTTCATATTGCAAATCTTCAAAAATACAATCTTTGACAAAACATTCAGGTAAATAGTCATAATTAACAGGCAAGTCGTAATTTGAATATACAATTTTTACTAAATTTTTAAAATAATCTTTTTGCATTTGCGATAACTGAAATTGAGAAATTGTATTGAAAACTTTTAATTTACCTTCTAAGCCTTTAAAATAATCGATAAAAGGAATATTATATATTGCAGTCCCGCCACAAGTATCAAGTGTCGAATTATTATAAAATAAACCGTAATTTGCAGCGGTCTGATTAGAATAATATGTCATTACTCTATCCATTGAGTAGTAAAATAAAGCAATATCATCAACTCTTTTTTTATCAAATTTAACTCTATAATTTATAGTATCATCATCTTTAAATTTATTCGGCAATATCTCAAAACTATCCGCTTGCTTTGCTAATTCCATTAAAATATAGTAAGAATTACAATCTTTTTTATAAAAATAGATGTTTATAAAGTTATCTTCTTTGAAAAGATATTTTAGAGATTTACAAAAGTGGCGGTTAGAAAAGTCGTAATATAGACCATACATAAAATCTTTAGTTAAACAAGTTTCGCCTTTATCAGGTTGCCACAAATACAGACTTGCTTTATCAGACTTTGAATTATTATATGTGGAATACAAGCACTCCATATTCTGATTAAAACCGATAATTCTTTCGTAGTTTTCAGCATACACATAATGAGGAGAATTAACAAAAATTACAAAATCCTCTATATAATCATCTCCCGTATATGGGTTTGTAAAGCGTGTAAACTCATTATCGGCGATTTTTCTTGCTATTACAAAGAAAATACAATAATCATCAATAGTAGATGTTAAAGGGATAACAATATTGCCTTGCTCATTTCCCCTTACTATTTCATCAGGAAAAATACATTTATAGTTGTCATTTTCTTTTTTGTAAACCTTAAAATTATTAAGACTTACATTCTCTATTTTATGTGATTTTTTCTTGCTTTCATACTCATAATTTATTGTCAGATTATAAAAAATATACCCAAACCCTAATTTTTTAGGATTAGATAGGATAATGGTATTATCCGGACAATCTATTTTTTCATTTTTTAATTTATTTCTTGTTTGCTTTTTAATCCCCGTAGTTAATAATATACCTATTATAAGTGATATAATCGCCATAATAATATGCTTACTAAAAAAGCAAATAAAACAAGTCAAAAAGAATACACAAGAAAAAGTAATACAAAAAATGTTATCTGATGACTTTTCTGAATTTGTATTTTTTAAAAATAGGTTTGTCGTTGCCAAAAGAGCAATAATTGCACTAAAAAAAATTACGGCTTGAATATCCCAATGAATATTTTCAAAAATAAATATCAGAATAAGTATAACAACTATTTCCATATAATCCGTAAAACTTTCTGATTTTTTTATCTGAATATCCTACCGGCCCAACGGATTTCACCAATAACACTAAAGTCTATATAGTTTTCTTTGTCCAAATCTAAAATAATTGGTTCATAATCTTTATTATCGCTAATTATTTTTACTTTTGACCTTGATAATTTTTGCAGCCTTTTTGTAAGAAGCTGCCCCTCGTATCTAATACAATAAACCTTTCCATCGTTAATTTCTTTGCGTGATAAATCAATAAGCAGTGCATCGCCACCCTGAATTGTTGGTTCCATAGAGTTACCAGTTCCGAATATAATTTCAGAAGTGTTTTTGCTTACACCTAAATCTTGTAATAATCTGCGACTAATATCATAAGTACCGGTTTGGCTTTCATCATAAACGGTAACACCATAGCCCATTGATGCAGTTACTTCTCCACGAACTGGAATAGAGATACATTCTTCTTTTGTGAAATTTTGTGATATTTCTTTATAGATATCAATATTGTATGCAGTATTCAACTTTTGTATTTCAGAATCTTTCCAGTTGCTATTTCTAGTAGCTTTTGCACTTAAGGTGTTTTGATTTATACCAGTTTTTTCTGCTATTTCTTTTTGCATAGGCTTATAATTTATTAACTTTTGTAAACGGTTAAAAACCTCATCATTACGCATATTTTTACTCTTTTCTAATCTTTCTATACGATTTTGTGATATTTATCTTGCATTTTGTAGAATTTTGTGTTACATTTATATCATCGGGTTACAAATTGAAAATTTAAAACTAAATTTAACAAGTTATACCACCTTTCATAGGAGAATAAATAAATGTTACACATCAGACTACCAGAGAAAATCAGACAACAACTTAAAGCCATTGCGGCTTTAGAAAGTAAATCTATGACTCAACTTCTGGGAGAAATAATTGAGTGTTTCTTGGAGACAAAGAGGGCTAACTAACATCTAGCCCCCAAAATCTCCCATACAAAAATTATATTAAAACCAAGCCTAAAAGTAAATAAATTTGAGGGCTTAGTTACAATGCGTAACAAAATAGAAAAGTTTTAAAATTTGGAAAAATCCGGCAGGGAAACAACCCGCTATCTAAAAATTTAAGTGGCTATTGGGTAACCGTGAGAAGCGGGCTCCACGATAAATATACCCCTTGAGCGGTCGCCCACGCACACCGACAAGCAAACGGAGTGGATAAAATTAAAACCAATTAAGTTTTTAATATAGGCGGACCGATTCAAATCGTGTCCGTCTCCTTAAGAACTTGAAACCATTAGGCGGATAAACAGGCTGGTGTTTGCTATCCTGTTTGATAATTACATCTAAGGATACAGAGCGTTACGGCTCGGGAGTTGCCCAAAGTAATGACCGCAGGGAAAGACCTGTGCCTGCCGCCGTTTTTATATAGCTAATGACGAAAGGGAAAAAAAGACCTTTGACACTTGGAAAGACAAGGAACTAGGACCTAAGGTTCTAAAATGTGGTCTAGGCGAACATTAGACAGTTTCAATATGATATTCGAAAGAAAAAACGAAAACCTACGGCACGATGAAATAGTTGAAATACTGTGTTTAAAAAAGAAAACTGTGACACCTCGGAAAGACGGGGATTTTTAAGAAGGCGGACAGGTTTAAAAGCCTCGTGTCTGTAATTGTATGGTTCCTTAGAACCCATAATACTGTTACAGAGTCCGTCTCCTTAAGAACTTAGGGGTAAATATTATAAAAATGAAAAAGATTTGCTCTCCCCAATAGAGCACAGAGCCGGACTCTCTTCTTAAATAACTTACATAATTTTACCGGCTCTTTTTTTATTTTATCGACAATTTCTGAGGGGCTTTTGGATAGTTGATAGTTTGTCCGTGCTCCCTCTTTTTTTTACTTAACAAAGAAAGGATTTATATATGACTAAAGAACAAGAAAAATTTGTTAAAGATTGGGGGATTGGTAATTACCAAATAACAGAGGACAACCTAACTGTAGGAGGTTACCTCGACCTAAGAGACACAAACATAACAAGCTTGCCTGACAACCTAACTGTAGGAGGTTACCTCGACCTAAGAGACACAAACATAACAAGCTTGCCTGACAACCTAACTGTAGGAGGTTACCTCTACCTTGAAGGCACAAACATAACAAGCTTGCCTGACAACCTAACTGTAGGAGGTAGCCTCTACCTTGAAGGCACAAACATAACAAGCTTGCCTGACAACCTAACTGTAGGAGGTTACCTCGACCTAAGAGACACAAACATAACAAGCTTGCCTGACAACCTAACTGTAGGAGGTTACCTCGACCTTGAAGGCACAAGCATAACAAGCTTGCCTGACAACCTAACTGTAGGAGGTTACCTCTACCTTGAAGGCACAAACATAACAAGCTTGCCTGACAACCTAACTGTAGGAGGTAGCCTCTACCTAAGAGACACAAACATAACAAGCTTGCCTGACAACCTAACTGTAGGAGGTTACCTCGACCTAAGAGACACAAACATAACAAGCTTGCCTGACAACCTAACTGTAGGAGGTTACCTCGACCTTGAAGGCACAAGCATAACATCTAATAAAATCTCTAAACCAAGTAAAGATTTTATGCGCCAGTTTAAGCTTGATGTTGAAAAACAATTATGTTGGAAAAATGGCACATACAGAAAAATTGATGGTATTTTTTGTGAAGTTATATCATCTAAAGGTAACATTTTAAAGGTCAAAACAGGTTTAAAAACTGCTTATATCTTCTTTAAAGATGATGTTTATGCACACGGTAATACCGTTAAGCAGGCTTATTATGATTGGTTATTTAAAACCTCTGACAGAGATGTAGAAAAATATAGGGATGTCAAATCTGATGAGGTGTATCCCCTTGAATGGTGGGTAATTGCTTATAGAACAATCACTGGTGCTTGCAGTTTTGGAACTAATAATTTCTTAGAAAATAATAAAGAAAAATATAAACCGGAAATGACGTTAGAAGAAGTGATAAAAGCTACCGAGGGTCAATATGGCTCTTCCACCTTTAAAGATTTCTTTAAATTGTGATTATTTAAGAGGGAAAACCTGATACGACTATTTGCCGGTGTATCTCTACAACACACATTTTACATCGGCTTTTTTTATCATTATTTACCCTGGAAAGGAATTTTATTATGGTTGAAGCTTGGATATTAGCGATATTTTGTATTTTGGTTGGTGTACCAATAGCCGTACAGGAAAAGCACCAAAATAAAGAAACTGGTGTATATTTATTAAAAAGTAAGAAACAGAAGTTGCAAAAAATTTTTGATACGGTTGTAGACCGAACTTTTAAACAACTGACGGAAGATAACCCGATTCCTGATTTTATGTGTCATAACGAACATAAACAAGCCATAAATTATGCATTAGCCCTATATAGAAAAGGTCTGCTTGAAAAGACGATTAATAAAGCAATGAAAGGCAAAGGCTATGTGTACAGGATGCAGTGATATTGACCGTTGGTCGTGCTGGGAAGTAGATAGAGAATATGAAAAGGAATTAAACGATGATTATATCGAAAGACGTTACAGCAAACAGATGCGACTTTATAGGGGGCTCGGATATAGCTGCCATAATGGGAATGTCCCGTTGGAAAACTCCATATCGGCTATGGGCTGAGAAAACGAAAAAAATCGAGCTTCAAGATTTATCCAATATAGAAGCGGTTGAACTCGGTACTGATTTAGAGGAATTTGTTGCGCAAAAATTTTCACAACGGACTGGGAAGTCAGTAAGACGTGCACCAAAAGTTTATCAACACCCTGAGTATCCGTTTATGATTGCTCATATTGACCGTCTTATAACCGGGACGGACGAGGGTTTGGAATGTAAAACCGCAAGTGCATTTAAAACGGAAGAATGGGAAAACGATATCCCAAAAGAGTATGTTCTTCAATGCCAGTGGTATATGGGCATAACAGGACGGAAGGTTTGGTGGATAGCAGTTCTGATTGGCGGTCAAAAGTTCTTATATAAACGTATTGATTTTGATAAAGAATTATTTGACCTTATGGTAGAGAAGGCTGTCAGATTTTGGAAAATGGTAAAAAAACAAGAACCGCCCGTACTATTGCCGGAAGATGGAGGAAATCTGCTTGAAGTATATCCTACAAATACTGACAAAATGATAGAAATGCAAGAAATAGAGGATAGAGCGGCTTACAGGCAAGAGCTTAAGATGCAGATTTCTGAAATTGAAAAAGAAATCAAAGAAATAGATACGGAATTAAAAGGTATCATCGGCGAAAACGCAGGCATAATTACCGATAAATACAAAATAACCTGGAAAGAGCGAAAGACAAGTTATTTAAATGCCGAAGCGTTCAAAGAGGATAATCCTAAAATGGCTCAAAAATATACAGCTACAAGGACTACAAGGTTTTTTGTAATAAGTAAAAATAGAAAGGAATTTTAAAATGTGTACAAATGAATTAAGTTTAATAGAAAACTTGGACGTCAATGCAATTAACAAGACTTTACAGAAGGTAAGGAGTCTACAGGCTACACTAAAATCTATCCTTACAGAAAATTACGACTACGGGAAAATACAAGGATGCGGAGACAAACCTACACTTTTAAAGCCGGGGGCTGAAAAAATTCTTATGGCGCTCGGGGTAACTTCTTGCTATGAGCTTGTAGAACATACAGAAGATTTTAACGGCATAGGCTTCTTTGCATACACTGTTAAATGTGTTTTATATAAAGGCGAAAATAAAATCACAGAAGGTTTAGGGCACGCAAACTCCAAAGAAGAGAAATGGGCTTATGAATGGGTTAGTGAAAAAGATTTACCCGAAGGTGCCGAAAAGAGTATTTTGAAAAAAAGAGTTAAGAACGGGCAATATGGCAGCTACACTCAATATCGAGTGGATGCTGACGCAAATTCCAAAGCTAATACAATCTTAAAAATGGCGAAGAAACGTGCGCAGATTGATGCTGTTCTAACAGTTGCAAGTTTATCTGAAATATTTACGCAGGATTTTGACGATTTACCACCTGTTGAAGAACCGACGACAAAACCAATTGTAGAGAGTGTAAAAAAAGAAGCTAAAGAAAAAGCTGCATTTGTATGCTCAAAATGCGGTAAAGAAATAAGCGAAAAAGTATATAATTATTCTCTTGATAATTTAGGTTTTGCAGCGTGTTATGAATGCCAAAAGAAACCTGTAAAGGATGAGGCGGTTATTTAAGTTTTTAAGGAGGAGTAATGGCACGACCAAGAAAGGCAACAGTTGATTATTTCCCTTTGGTTTGTCAATTCGGGGACAGTATAACAGCATTGGAGAATCTATACGGTAATGACGGCTTTATCGTTTGGGTTAAACTGTTACAAAAACTCGGAAGAACAGAAAATCATATTATTGATATAAGAACACCCAAACAATGGAAACTGTTCTACTCTATATTCAAACTTGATGAGCAGCTTGTTAAGGAGATTATAGAGGAATTAGTTGACCTTGAATGTTTAGATGAGGAATTTTACAAAAAAGGATTTATTTATTCTGAAAATTTTGTAGAAAATATTGCAGATGCATATAAAAAACGAAATTCTAAAGTTTTAACCAAAGAGGAACTTTGGAGTATTTCTGTAGGAGAAAACTCGTCCGAAAATGAAAGTTGTGGGATTTCTGGGGGAGAAAACCCTCAAAAAAGTGCCGAAAATCCGCAAACTAAACTAAACGAAATTAAACTAAAGGAAACTAAAGATATAAACACACACACTATTAATGTATGTGGAGTAGATTTTTGTGTGTGTGATTTTCAAATCTTAAAAGATTATGCTAAAAAATCCGGTGCTAAAAATAATGACGCTTACATTTATTCACTTGTGAACAATGGTGGATATAAGCAAATTCTTGAAGATGAGAAGAAAAAAAACGAAAGAAAAAAAGCCTCAGAGCAAAAGCTTAGAGAGGTATTGGAAGCTGCGCGCAACAGGGATATTTCCGCGGAAGAAGATGCAAAAATCCGTGAAATTCAAGCGAAATTCAAAGAAGAACATAATCTCAAATGAGGAGGGGAGATGACAACACAAGAGGAGCGAATAATAGCACACTTAAAAGTGTTCGGAACAATAACCAATAAACAATGTAACGAGAATTATGGTTATAGACATTTACCGTCAATCATACGAAACATAAAAAAGCAGACGGATTTAACAATCTATTATTGGTGGGAAGCAGGGTTTAACAGGTTTGGGGAGAAAACGAGATGGAAGGTTTACTCTTTAAAACCAAATGCAATGGAGGGGTAAATGGACAACGAATACAAATTTTTGAATAACTTAGTTTTGGCTTGTGAAACAGAGTTTAAGCGTTATATGAATACTCCGAGAGCAAGGATAACACAAGAAATTAAAAACGATTACAAAAGATACAAAGAAATCTTTGACAAAGATACGGATCTAGTAGAAAGAAACAAGTCTTTAATTACCCGTTTTTTACAAGCTGATTTATTGTACGCAAGTGATATTAAAAAGGCGTTGAAAAAGAGAGGGCTTGCATGAGTATTAAAGAGGACGACTTACTTAAGTACCCCTGTTTTCTGTTTAAGTACGGGACAATCTGGCCTGTGCCAAAATTAGAGAACTGGGGAAACGACTATCAGTTACACCACTTTGTAAGACAGAGCATAAGGAAAAATAATCCCGAATTTTATAAGCGGGTTGAATATCTTCAAAAATTAATCCTAATGCCTGCTAAGTGCAATTACGACTTGGAGTGTATGGGAGAAGAGACTTTTCTAAAACGGTACGGGGTTAATAAAAATGACCTCGTTTTTAGTAGGAAAAAGTGGAGAGAGGGATACTATGATAGAGCTGACAAATAAAGAGCTGGAAGTTTTAAAAATGCTCAGCTATCCTAACCGTGTAATTGCATCCCGGTTAAAAATAACAGAGGGCACTGTTAAAACGCATCTCAACTCTTTATTTTATAAAATCCCTAATCAGAAGACACGTGCCGGCCTTATTATAGAGGCATTGAGGAGAAACATAATAAAACTTGAAGATATCAAATAAGAGGAAGAATATGAGCAGAGGTAGACCAAACAATACAGCGTACAACAACCGTCTTTATACCAAATGGCACCGTACAGCTGCAAATTGTTATTATCGCAAAATGAAGTGTTTTGAATGCCCTGAGCAGGATTACTGCAATTCAGCAGAGAGTGTAAATCCTTACGGTATAACGAATATGAAATATGCGCTGTTAATGATTTATGCACGTAACGGCAAGCAGGGGTTAGAGAAGTTTTTAGAGAATGTAGAAGAAGTTACAGTAATGGAGGAAGAATGACTAAGACAGGGGTAAATAATTTATCACAGCAGCTTTGCGAATTGTGTGGGATTGAGCCGAAAATATTATATAAATCAAAATCAAATTTAAGTTCAGGAACTTGTTGAAAAACACGAGAAGAATATAAAAACTCCGCGTGCAATCAATCTTGGAGTGAAACAGAAAATACCCGTTACCCCGACTTTGAAAAGCCTGAAAACTTTGTGCGATTGTTTAATTTGAAATTTTTAGAAAGTACTGTAGCAAAAGAGATGTGCAGAATTGGCGAATTTTCTGACACAAGTCAATTCCTTAGCCTATTAATAGAAAGCCTGAAGGATGAATTTTATTTTACATCGCACGCTATTAATGCTTTAAAACAAGCTATAGCATCGGAAGAATGGGAGTATTAGAGATGAGATGCCACAATTGCAAATATAAGCAACAGGTTATGTGTATTGAAGATGATTATTGCACAACCTGTTGGCTAACCAGTGAAGATGAACAAACCGAAAATAAATATGGCATTGGTTGTATTTTTAATCAAAAAACTCTTGATAAAAGACATAAAGAGATTTTAAAAGGTATAGAAAGAGGGGATTACAACCCTTAAAGGAGCAACAAAATGACAGCAATTGAAGAAACAGAAATATACAAAGAGTTGTGCGAGGTATATGGAGTAAGAAAACTAGGTTGCAGAGGTACTGTAAAACAAAATATACCTTGTGAATATGGAAATGAAATATGGCAAAAATGCAAAAAGGAAGGTCTTGAGTGTGATGAAAAAGAGTTTCATTACCCCTTATTTACTACAAAAAAACAGTTGGAGTTGATTAAGCTTGTAATAAACATAGAAGATTCTCACTGTTCTTTCTACAAAGATGAAGGTGTATACACATTTGAGTTTTTCTATGGGGACTGTATGTTTTCTTCTGTCAATCCGGAAGCTAAGACATTTGAAGAAGTCCTAGTGTTACTTATAATTCAAATGACAGAATATTTAGACCACGCAAAAGTAAAGGAGATATTGGAATGATTACAAAATATAAAGTTACTTATTTAAGCGAGTGGGGATTTACATATATAATTTTTAGCTCTTTTTCTGAATTAGAAAAATGGAGTGAAAATAATAAAGAAAAAATACATAGTTATTCTCTTATAAAGTCAAGGAGATATTAGAAGGATGAGAACAGAAGAGGAAATAAGAACAAAACTAGAGCGATATAAGCAACATCTTAAGAGATATTCTTGCTATCAAATTGCACATTCTGAAAAAGAGAAGGTTGATTATATATCTCAAGAAGGATTTATTAGAGCTCTTGCATGGGTATTAAATGAAAGTGAGGATTTATGATAGAACCAACAATAATAGACGGCGTGGACGTGAGCGGATGTGAATTTGCAGAAGAATCCGCTACTACACCTAAATGCCAAATAAATGGTTATATACATTGTGACGGTTATAACTGCCGCTACAAACAACTCCAGCGCAAGATAAAACAAAATGACGAATTAACTAAAATAATTCAAGAGCGAAATGAAGAAATTAAAAATCTTAATTACACCTTATATGAAGATAGAGAACTTACGACAGATTTAGTAAAAGCAAATCTTAAAATATCCAAATTAGAACGTACATTAAGTTCAGTAACAAATAAATTTAAGTACGACTGGCAAAACAAGACCGCAGAGTGCGAGGAGTTGAAAAAACGTGTTGAGCTTGCGAGAAAAGAGAATAACCGATTAACTAGCGAGGTGTGCGACACTCGGAACTATGCAGGTTCTCTCCAGAATAAACTCCAGATAGCAACGGAAGCGTTGAAAGCTATACAAAACAACTGTAAAAACATTGACGTATCGCTAGTCCTAGAACAGATAGAAAGTGAGGAACAATGAGCGAATATTGTAAAAACTGTGAAGCGTTATTGCAAGAAAATGAGGAGTTGAAAGAAAAAATGCAAATTATAAATGATGCAAGAATAACATTACTAAACATACAAGATGGTATGTGTTCAGACCTTGTAGATTTTAAAGCTAAAAACAAACTTCTAAAAGAACAACTCCTAGCCGAGCGAGAAAAGGTTAAAGAGTTGGAAGAACAGTTAGAATTAAACACAGCAAACGCGGTTGTTGTCGATTATGCAACGCGACTACATGAATACAAGCAAGCCCTTGATGAGATTGAGAAAATTTTAAGGGATGCCCATAGATTTAATACATACTGTGAAGATGATAGGACTCAAACAGATGTTAGGGCATTTAATAATGAAAGAATTTTAACTGTCCTAGACATCATTAGCAAGGCGAAAGGGGAAGAATAATGGGATTAGATATAAAAACTTATCATTATTCATACCGTACACTACATTTATTAAGACAATTTGCATTAAGATATGAAGGCATAGATATTTCTATTTTTGACTTCTATGACCAGTATCCGGAAGTAAAGACAAAATTTAATGAATTTATTTACCATTCGGATTGTGAAGGGTTCTATATATCTAAATCAAGTAAACAATATAACAAAATTAAAAAGAAAATACAAAACAGATATGGGCAACTATTTTGCTATTTCGGGGATTTAGATATATTAAAAAAAGAAGTAAATGAATTGAATCCTTATATATTACAGAACTCTGACGATTATATAAAAGCCGCGTGGACTGATTTTTATAATGACGTAATGGCAGCAAGGAAAATTTTAGAATTTTGTTAAGGGGAAGAAAATGCAGGATAGATTTAAGTTTAGATGTTGGGATAAAGTTCAACAACAAATGCATTATGACGATTTTATTATAACATCTGTAGGGAAAATACATAAACCATTTCCAAGTTCCTTAGAAATGGGAACAATACAAGGGAATGATGATGAGATTGCTTATCGTTACTTACAATTTGACCAAGCTGAAAATAATGATAACAGCGTTATTGTAATGCAATGCACTGGCAAAAAAGATAAGAATGGCAAGTTGATTTATGAAAATGACTTGTTAAAAGACGGAAAAGGACAAATCGGCAAAGTTTTTTGGCATTCTTCAACTTGTTCATTTGCAGTTAATTGGTTGATGAAAGACGGCTCTTATGAAACAGATAATTGTTTTGGGTATGGCGAAATCATCGGCAACATCTACGAAAATCCGGAGCTATTATATTAATGCTGGATTTTGTCAAAAATTTTGTTTATCTTGATATCGGAGAAAAGGTTCCGCTAAGGGTTAAGTATGATGAATATAAGTTAATAACAGTTTAAGGCATAACTACACTTGATGTAGTCCTGTGGGGGAGAAATCCCCCACGAAGCAATTTATATGTTATAATAACATTAAGGGAAGGGGCATTACTGCCCCATAAGTAATAATTTTGCGTGCTGTATGTTTATGCGGCACGTTTTTATTTTTTAGCTTAACAATTCCGAACCTCATGCCACATCATGGCTTGAGGTTCTTTGTTAAGAAATGTTGTTCATGAAGTTACATGAAGTATTTGGAGGTTAGAAATGAGTAATGTTATAAATTTTGATAGAGAGAAAGAAATCCCAAACGATTTAATATCGTTCAAAAAGTGTGCTGAAATTGAAGGATGTTCAGTTGGTTATTTGTATAGTCTTTATTATAGCGGGAAAATTAAACGCCATAAGAAAGGAGTATACAAAATATCACTATCAGAAGTACAAAAGGCACAATCAGAGGTAAGTTAAGATGGCAGGAATTAGTAAAAAAATATATAAGACTAAAAAGGGAATAAAAACCACATATGTTATTACTTATAGAGATTATGAAGGTAAGCAACATACTTATGGTAATTATGGAGCACGGAAAGACGCAAAAAAAGATTTAAGTAAATTTGAGGAAGTCAAAGCAAATACAAGTAATAATATAACATTCGGGGAAATTATAAATATATTTATGGAAATGGTAGAAAGAAAATATGCAAAGAATACTATAAAGGCATACCGCAGTTACTTAAACAATTATCTTAAATCACTAATTCCAATAAAATATACAAGGTTAAATCCGATAATACTTCAAGAATTATTTGATAATTTAGAGAGAGAAAAACCCTATACAGCTCATAATGTTTTAATTTTTTGTAAAGGTGCAGTTAATTATTGTGTAAAAAAGAAGAAAATAAATAAATATAATGTATTTGATGATTTAGATGACATTAAAAGACCTTCTCCTGATTTAAATCATTTATGTTTAGAGAAGCTGTTAAATGTTCTTGAAATATGTAGAACCCAAGAAAAGTACAAAAAATATTACAGAATGATTTTTTTACTTGTTGGATCTGGGTTAAGAATTGGTGAGCTTATTGCATTAGAAAAAGCGGATGTTATAGAAAATGTAATAAAGGTTAATAAACAGTTTACTGCAGAAGAAATAAAATATAAACCAAAGACTGATAAATCAAGGCGTATTGTTTATATGTTTAATTTACTTGCAACAGAAATAAATAAACAACTAAAAGAGAATCCGGAATGTAAATTATTATTTTCGAATGAAAAAGGGGGGTATATAAACCCTAGTAATTTTAGGAATCGTATTTGGAAACCATTATTAAAAGAATGTGGGATAAATTATCGGGTAAGATTACATGATGCAAGAGGCACATACACGGATTTAATACTATCAAATGGACTATCTGGAAAATTTGCACAAGGTCAATTAGGGCATGAGGATTATAGCACTACATATAATATCTACGCTAGAAATAGTCGTGATGGAGTTGACAATGCATTGGATAAGTTAAATGAATTATTTTCAAAAAAATGTGAGCAAAATGTGAGCATAAAAAATAATTTAGAAGAAAAGAACATAATTCAGTTGGATAGCTTTCGGGCTCATAAGGGCATAAAAAAAGAGTCTTGCGACTCTTAATTAAATTGCGCTTGGAGGGATTCGAACCCCCGACCTTTTGGTTCGTAGCCAAACGCTCTAT